GTAGCACCTTTGCACGTCGCTCTCTGGGCATTGGATACATCGGACTAGCACACTACCTTGCTAAGAATGGTGAGCATTACGATGACAAAGGTGCATTGAGACTCGTCCATGAGTTGACTGAAGCATTCCAATACTACCTGCTGAGAGCATCTAATAGACTCGCTCAAGAGCGTGGTCCATGCGAAGCATTCCACCGCACAAAGTATTCTGATGGACTTCTCCCAATTGATACATATAAGAAGGACGTGGATGAATTGGTATCAATAGAATATAAGTATGATTGGGATTCTCTTAGGTCATCTATCGACGAATACGGACTCAGGCACAGCACTCTGTCGGCACAGATGCCATCGGAAAGCAGTTCCGTTGTGTCAAATGCAACAAACGGAATCGAACCACCGCGTGATTACTTGTCCATTAAGAAATCAAAGAAAGGACCTCTTAAGCAGATTGTCCCTCAATTTACTACATTAAAGAATAACTATACTCTCCTCTGGGAATTGCAATCCAACAAAGGATACATTGAGATTGTTGCAGTGATGCAGAAATTCTTTGACCAATCCATCTCTGGTAACTGGTCTTACAATCCAGAGAAATTCGACAATAACGAAGTGCCCGTATCCGTTATGGCACAGGATCTACTCATGACATACAAGTATGGGTGGAAGACATCTTACTATCAGAATACTTATGACGCTAAAAAAGATGTAGACGAACCTGCTCATTCCATTGGATGGGTCGATGAGACTGCTTCCAAACTAGACAATCTCTTAGCGGAGATTGATGTAGGCGAAGAGTCTGAGTGCGATGCTTGCAATGTCTAAAGACACACAATCTAAGGGAGTTACAATGGGACTGACTGTATTCAACGACAAGAAAGTAGACACCAAGAAACAACCAATGTTTTTTGGAGCACCCTTGGGGATGCAACGCTACGATGAATACAAGTATCCCGACTTCGATAAACTAACACAGACACAACTCGGTTACTTCTGGAGACCTGAAGAGGTTTCCCTACAGAAGGACCGTGTTGATTATAAGACACTGAATGAACAACAAAAACATATCTACACCAGTAACCTCAAGTATCAGATCCTTCTAGACTCTGTGCAAGGGCGTGGTCCTGGCATGGCATTCTCACCTTACTGTAGTCTTCCAGAGTTGGAAGGATGTATGGGAGTATGGGAATTCATGGAGCAGATTCACTCCCGCTCCTATACCCATATTATCAAAAACGTATACTCAAATCCATCAGAGGTCTTCGATTCGGTATTAGATAATGATAAGATCCTTGACCGTGCTGCTTCAGTATGCAAAGCATACAATGACTTCCTTGAGGTAGCAACTGAGTGGTCACTTGGTAATATGTGGAAACCTGAGTGGAGTGATCATTCCACTGCGCAGTGGACTATTAGGGATGTTAAGCGTAAACTCTATCTGGCGATGGCTAATGTTAATATACTGGAAGGGATACGGTTTTATGTATCTTTTGCTTGTAGTTTTGCTTTTGGTGAACTTAAACTCATGGAAGGTTCAGCAAAAATTATCTCCCTTATTGCCAGGGATGAGTCACAACACCTCGCGTTGACCCAGAAGATCCTCTATAAGTGGAGGAAGGGTGATGATCCTGACATGTTGGACATCGTAGAGGAAGAAAGAGAAACAGTGTGTCAGATGTTCCTTGACGCAGTATCCCAAGAGAAAGATTGGGCAAGTTATTTGTTTGAGAATGGTAGCATGATCGGTCTTAACGAGCGTCTGCTTTCTCAATACATTGAATGGATTGCTAATCGTCGTATGAAAGCAATCGGACTAGCACCTGCATTCGATATCCCTGCTAGAAACAACCCTCTGCCTTGGACAGAGCACTGGCTAAATAGCAAGGGTCAACAAAATGCCCCTCAGGAAACTGAGATTGAATCCTATGTCGTCGGAGGAATCAAGCAGGATGTTAGTGCAGAAACTTTTAGCGGGTTTAAGCTATAAAATTACAAAATGGATACGGATACCCATTGGGTATCCAGTTACATATCACAATGCCGAGAAGAAATTGGAAGAGACAACCGAGGTTCCTTTATTCAAACGAGACACAATCGACTGGTATTCCGAAACCCCCGATACCTGGTATAAGGGACCACTTATCCTTCTTGAAGAAACTCAAGAGGGACTTAAAGAATACCAAGCCAATTAGCAACCACCCCCACCCTCGTCACAAAAAGAAACGTGGCAGGTGAGGGGCTTGCATAAATAGAGATGTCATGGTAACATGACAACACGTTCATCCAAAGGACTTCATGTCCTTTTGGACGCAAGTAAGTCGCGCAACGGAGCGTTGATCTCATGGACATTTTAATAGCTGCTGCTTTCACTTGTGCTGATGTATCAGAAATGGTAGATAAAGTACGAGTTAACAATACGGTATCTTCTTCTCAAAAAGAATATATCATAGAGATCTATCAAAAGGATCTAGTGGAGGTATTAAACCTACAATGTAACTGGGACGCAAACGACTGAAGGAACGGGGATTAAACCACCCTAACTTCAGAGGACATACTCATGAACACACTCAACTACATTCGTACGAGAATCCAAAAGGCATCTGCCTTGCACAATGCACAAATTCACCACACTACATATCGTGGCGTGGAGTATGATGCACATTGTGCAGAAGCCAAAGAGTCTCATGGGACTTTTTGCTATCGTGGAAAACTCTACATCAAGTAGCATAAGTAAGAGGGGACCTTCCCCTCTTTTTTATTATTCTTTTTAATTATGAAACTATTAACATTAGATGATTACAAAAAGGCAGGCGATACTTTTTGGGAGAAGTATTGGTATGTTGCCAAAGAATTGGGCGGTGATGCTAAGACAGAGGACATCCTTAAGGTTATGGAGTCTCTAGGTGCTGTTGCACTGAAGTTGAGACTGGAAGAAGATAAGACTTCACCGTTTGGATTCAAGAAGGATACAAAAGATGTCGAAGGATAAGATCGATACACAGGGCATGAGTCTTCCTGGTAAATCAAATAAACCAACCAGTTATACTCCCATGCCATTTGTTAAGAAGACTATATTCACACCTGAAGAACGGCGGGAGTTGAAGGAAATTATTCATGAGGCACTCGATGAGTGGAATGTAGATGAAACCACAGAGTGCTAAAGCGAAGGGTAGAAACTTCCAAAAATGGGTGAGAGATATGCTTATTGAGCATAGGGATGTCCACCCAGAAGACATTGAGTCTCGCAGCATGGGTGCTGGTGGGGAAGATCTTATCATGGCACGAGATGCTAGGAAGAAGTTTCCCTTCAGCATTGAGTGTAAGAATGTAGAGAAATTAAATGTGTATGATGCTTACGATCAGGCATGTGCTAACTCTGGAGACCACCAACCTATTCTTTTTATGAAGAAAAACAGGAAGCAACCTCTAGTGGTAGTGGACGCCGAATGGTTTATCAAACACTTCGGGGTTGACACCTGACCCATTTGGCATATATACTACACAAGTACCGGAGAGGGGATCCATCATGGAGAATCAATTTCTTGAGGAGATTGATGAGATTAACTATACAATCGAATTTCTAGTGGATCAACTACATGAAGCACTTGCTACAGGAGATTACCTAGAGAGCGAGTCGCTCGCTCAAAAGATACGACAACACTCTGAGATTACCAAATGACCATTTATTCTTTATTTTCTATTCCGATTGCACACTATGAAATTGAAAATTGGGAACAGAATAAGAAGAAGATCATGTCTGTCCTACCCACACTGGGTAGGGAGCATCTAGAATCTAATGGTGAGCAGCATACTGACTTCTTTCATCAAGATGAAGAAAATTGGGAGTTGCCACCCTATGCTGATACGATAATTGATATTATCGAGCCATACCTTGCTGAGTTTACTGATCGGAGACGCATCGAGTTTACTGACCTGTGGTGTCAAACATATACTAAAGGTCAGAAGCATGGTCTCCACAATCATGGACACAGTGGATGGTCAGCAGTAATTTATGTGGACTTCGATCCAAAAGTCCATCAAGCTACGCAATTCATCTCACCTTTCAACAACCCTTGGAGTGGTAGGTTAGAGTCCTTCATTCCACCTGCTAAGGAAGGGGACATGGTTATTTTTCCAGCAACCATCCACCACGAGGCACTAGCTAATGAGTCAGACAAATCACGCACCGTCGTTGTGTTTAACCTACGGGGTAAAGTTGACAAGGTTAGGAAGACTATGTGGGATGGTGACCCAATCGTTGTGCAAAGAGGTAGTTAACTAATAGCTTAGGATCCAGTAGCTCAGTGGAATAGAGCAACTGCCTTCTAAGCAGTCGGTCGTTGGTTCGAATCCAACCTGGATCGTCGCCACAATAGCATAACGATAATGCAACCCACTTGTAATGGGTAGACTGTAGGTTTGAATCCTACTTGTGGCATTCCTCTTTTGAGGAATAGGTGACTTTACGAATAGGCTCGGACAGGAGTTCGACTCTCCTCACCTCCATTCAGGGGGGTGCCACGGTTTAGACGGGTTGTTACGATTGTGACTGAAACCTGCTTGGATAAGCAAACAACAGATGCAAAAACATCTACACCTGCTGCGAATAATATCGTAGCATTCTCCCGCACTCGCGAACTCGCGACTGCCTGAATGGGAGATCGGGGTTAGACTAGCCTTGTTAACCAAGTAGTTCAGGGGGGTGAGAAGCCCCTTTCATTACCCTGGTCGGGATACTTATGCTTAAAGAAGAAATTGTAATTTATAAAGGTAACGTCTGCACCCCACTTGATGATGAGTGTGATGATTTTATATGGGGTAAATTTATTGATGAATCCGTTGTGGCGGGACTTGAAGATTTCTGGCATAAGCAAACCATCTTGAATTACGTTGATGGACAAATCTATAGACAAGGGGAGGTGACAGTTGATAAAGAGTATAAAGACTCTGTTGATCTGCACGTCCCTTTCCAATTGAATTGTCCTCAAGTGCAAAATTATATGAAAGCACTCCAAGATGTTCTCAACGCATACTTGGTAAGGTTTCCTTTCTGTGAGACCTCACGATTCCAAATAAAGGAGCCAATGTCTTTGCAGTGGTACCCTAAAGGTGGTGGATTTAAGGAGTGGCACGCCGAAAGGTCTAATTCTCTGCCTGGAAACATCTACCGACACTTAGTTTT